CACCGTCACCGCAACCACTTCCGACGGCTCCAAGAAGGCATCCGTCAAGGTCACCGTGACCGACTGAGAGGCCAGATGATGGCCGACACAGATGATTTCGCGAGTGTCGACGATCTTGAAGCCTCATGGCATGCGCTCACGGACGAGGAGAAGACGCGCGCGAAGAAACTCATCGCGTATGCGTCCGACCTGATCCGCTCCTATCGCAGATGGGACAAGGTCAGCAACCTCACCCGTGAGCGCATTTGCTGCGCTGCCGTTAGGCGCGCAATGGAAGCCGATTCCAATGGCGCACCATCAGGAGCCAGCAGCATGAGCGAGACCGCCGGACCATTCCAAGCCACCTACAGCTTCCAGAACCCCACCGGCGACCTCCGATTGTGGCCGAGCGAGGAGAAGGAGCTTGGCGGAAGGCGACGCCTCCTCGCGGGAGCCCTCGACATGAGCACCGGAAAGGTGGTGGCACCATGATCCACGGTGAAACCGTCAAGGTGCTCCGTCCAAGCATCGCCGGAATGGATGCCTACAACACTCCAATCCGCAAATGGTCCGAGGAATCGGTAGGCAACGTGCTGGTCGGCTCGCCGACACAGGACAATGTCGCCACAAGCGTCAATCCGGAAGGATTGCTCGTCTCCATGTCGCTCTACTTCCCACGCTCCTATCAAGGAACGCTCCGGGATTGCAAGGTGATCGTCAGGGGAATCGAATATCGAGTGATTGGCGATCCTGTCGCGCTCGATGGCGGATTGACACCAACTTCCTGGAACATGCAGGTCAACGTCTGCCGCGATGACGGGAGGTGACCATGAAGGGATTCAAGGTCGACAAGGAATGGATGGAACGCAATGTCCTGTCCAACCCAACAGTCCAATCCGCTCTGAACGCGAAGGCCAGACGCATCGCTCCGATCGTGAAGCGCATCGTCCTCAAGGAAGGCGACCGTCATTATGCCGAATCGGTGCGCGTCATGCAGGGACGACGTCCTGGAACGAAATCGCCGACGCATCTGCGCAGACCATATGCCCGAGTCATCATCGGTGACGAGCATGCGGACGCCAAGGAATACGGCGACGGACGGATCTATCCGAAGAAGGGATACCTTCGCCGCGCCATAGCCGAGGCGGGTGGCTGATTATGGCGATTCCGCTTCGCGGCTCATGGCCGCAACCGATGCCGATCATCATCCAATGGCTGCAAGACAAGGCGGGGATCAAGGCTTCGGCGGAAGTGCCGGAGAATCTGCGTGCAAACCTTCCGGCCGTCATCGTCTCTCCGGCGCCGGGTGGCACGACCGCCGATGGATTCACGCGCGGCAGAGCCGTCGACATCGACATCTTCGCCGCTGATTGGACTTCCATGGACGCGACCATAAGAAAGGTCGAAACCGCTCTCTCTCAGCTGCAGGGCGATGGAAACCGATATGGCTACGTCGACTCCTCAACGCTCACCTCATTTTCCGAAGTGAGTCATTCAATGCCTGACGTGCGCCGTTGCACGGCGACGATCACGCTCAACACCAGACCACAATGATTTTTCAATTAAGGAGGAAATGATGGCTGCCATCACCGATGTGCCAAGCATTCTCAATGACAATAACGGAAACGTGCGAAAGTGGGGCACTCAGCTGCTCGCTATCGCCGACTATTCGACCGCGATGCCGGATCCTTTCTTCGACACCGCAACCAACAAACCGAATCAGCTGCCCGAGGGTTTCAAGGTGATGGGCTACATCAGCACTGATGGCGCGAAGATGAGTCGCGGCATCGAGTCCGCCGACACCAGTGCGGTGCAGGATCTGGAGCCGGTGCGTTCCGACATCACCGGACGTACCCGCACCCTGCAGCTCACCTTCCTGGAAATGAACGCATGGGTCAAGGCCTTGGCCCACGGCCTGCCCGTCTCCCAGTGGCCGGAAAACAAGGATGAGGGCTTCGAATTCACCGATGAAAAAACCACGGAATTCCCGTACTACCGCCTGATCTGGATCGGTCAGGACGGTGTGGGCGACGCGGCACATTACCGCATCGAGGCCGGTTATCGCGTCAAGGTCACCAATCAGGGCGACAACACCAAGAACCGCTCCGACGCCGAGGGTGAGGACCAGACCTTCACCTTCTTCCAGGATCCGAAGACCGGCAAGGTGTTCTACGAGGGCGAGAAGATCGCCAAGGCCGGTGCCGCGCCTCATGCTGATGTCTCCCAGTCGCAGCCGGTGTCCGATCAGGCAGCGTCCTCCGAGTCACAGCCGGTCGCCGACTGACATTGATTCTTCCCGCACCGGGCTTTTGATTCCTTTCACCGGTGCGGGATTTTCCCTTCTTCTCTCGCCGAAAGGAACACTGATTTTTTTGAAAGGATTGAACAATGACCGACAACAAGAAGCGTAAGGTCCGCAGCCTCAAGGCCGTGAAGGCGAAGTATCTTGAATCCCACCCGAAGATTCGGGAGTGGATCGAGTTCACCATCGACGACGAGCCGGATGCGAAGGAATTCCGCATCCACGCTCCAATTTTCCAGTCGAATGAGGAGAAGAAGGCATTCGCGAAGGCGCAGGAGTCCGACGACCAGTTCGACTTGGCGAAAGCGCTGCTCGGCGCCCAGTGGGATGATTTCATCGAGGCCGGCGGACAGATCAGCCTGCTTTTCCTCCTGCTCGACGACGCGGCCGATGAAGTGCATGAGGCGGACAGCGAGGGAAACCCTACAACGCTTTAGAGCTCCTTGACGGCGATGGTCACGCGGAGGAATTGGAGGCCGCGTTATGCGCGGTTTACGCGCCGCGTGACCCCATCCAAGAGTTCTGGCAACGCAAGATCAGTCTCCGCGCATTGCATGCGCTGATAATCCACATGCCGCCGGACAACGTCTTCTTTCGTGCTTTGGCTGGTGATGGCTGGAGTGAGTCGGAATGGCTGTTGCACGATTTGGGCGACATGCTCCGTGACATCCAGCTAACCATCACCCAGTGCGCTCCATTTGTGGAGCATCCCCTTGAAGAGGATGACATCAGGCCTCGCACCAAGCCTCCGGCTGTCGTGGTGGCTGAGTCCAAACGCGAACAGTCGTCTGTCGACAGCAAGGCCTTACACGCGCAGGAGCGGAGCGAGCTCATGGCGCTTGTCACGGGCGATCAATCGAAAAACTGAACAGTGAGGTGGTCTCATGGCCGGCACAGCCGCATGGATCGATGTGCTCCCGAATCTGAGCGCTTTCGGCACGAAGCTCAACAGCGGTGTGACGGCCGCGGCCACCTCCGCAGGACGGAATGCCGGCAAGAAATTCTCCGACGCCATGAATCAGGCCGCTGGCCGTGACGTGCTGTCAGAGCAGGTCAAGAGCCTGCAGCAGGCTGAGAAGAAGGCCGCGCAGGCGGTCAGCCAGTGCACGTCGCAGATCGCAAAAGCGCGCGACGAGCAGAAAAGCGCCGACCTGCGCGTACAGGCCGCCGAAGTCAAACTGCAGGAAACCATCGTCAAAAGCGGACAATCCTCCTCACAGGCCATCAACGCCCAAGCACGACTCAACGACGCAAGGAGCAAGGCGAGGCAGAAGACCGAAGCCGTCACATCGGCCGAGGAACAACTCAAAGCCGCCAGCAAGGGCCTGAAAGAGACTCAGACGCAGCTCCACGACGCTCAGACGAATCTGAACGCGAGCACTTCCAAGCAGTCGGGATTTTTCGCGTCCGCCGCGGCATCGGCGCGCAATGCCATCAATTCCTTCCGTAGCATGCAATCAAGCGTCACCACCACTGCCGCAAGGGGAGTCGGAGATTCCGAACGCTTCTTCACCGCGTGGGGAGCCGCGAAGTTCGGAGCCATCAGCGGGTTCGCGCAGTCGGCATTCAGCAAAGTCTCAAACATCATCACCAGCAATGTGGAAGGCGCCATTAAACGCGCCGACACGATGAACAATTTCCCCAAAGTCATGAAGAATTTGGGGTACGACTCGAATGACGCTGCCGCAGCCATCAAACGCATCAGCGCCAGCATCGACGGCCTGCCGACCACCACATCAAGCATGATCGGCATGGTCCAGCAGCTTGCTCCGTTGACCAAGAATCTGGACGAGGCCACCAGCATCGCATTGGCGTTCAACAATGCCGTCCTGGCCGGCGGCAAAGACACAGTGCTGCAGGCCAACGCCATCGAACAGTACAACCAGATGTTGAGCGCGAACAAGGTCGATGCCGCCGCATGGCGAAGTGTCGTCAATGCAATGCCTGGCCAGATGAACCAATTGGCCAAGAGCATCCTTGGCGCAAACGCGAAGCAGAACGACCTATATGAGGCGATGAAGGGTGGCAAGGTCACCTTCGAGGACTTCAATAAGGCGCTCGTCAAGCTCAATAAGGACGGCTACGGGCCGTACACATCATTTACGACGCAGGCAAAAGACGCCACACAGGGCATCGGCACTGCGATGGAGAACGCGAAAAACCGCGTCCAGAAGGCCATCGAGAAGATTATCGAGGCGTTCGGTGTCGACCGCATCAGCGGCGTCATTAACAGCTTTACGGCGAAATTCGGAGATGTCGGCTCGGCTGTGGCCAAGGCGGTCTCCGGATCATTGGAATTCGTCGAGACCGGCAAAGTCAACGAAAAATTGGCTGAATCTTTCCACATCGACAAGAAGTCGTATGCGGGCATCGAAGACGCTTACCAGCGGATTCGGTGGGGGTATAAAGGTCTCACCGATTTCATCAAGACCGGTGAATTCTCGTACGAGTTCAACCGTGCCTTCGAGAACGCAGACCGCCAGACACTCATCGACTTCAAAGACAGCCTCCTCGGCATCCGCGACTCCGCCAGCGAGGTGCTGAAGAACCTTCCCGGATTGGGTGAATTTTTCAACACCCCGGCGGATGGCGACAAGTCGAACTTGAACAAGGCCTTGAAAGCCGCCAATGTGGCGCTTGCTGGTCTGAAGCCACTGCTCGACCTGCTCGCATCAATCGAGAAGGCGTGGAACGGTCTGTCCGCTGACCAGCAGGGCACCATCTTCGATACGGCCATCTACCTGTGGTTAGGTAGTAAAGGATTCAAGATACTGAAGAACATCTTCGGTGTCGCCAAGGATATCGGCAAAGGCTTCGGCATCGCCGGAAAAGGTATCAAGACCGCTGGCAACGCGCTGAAATCGTTCGGCAAGTTCCTCGGCGGGCTGAAGGCTCCGAAATGGCTGTCAAAGCTTACCGTCGGCAAGGTTGGAATCGCAGCCGGTGGAACCGCAATGCTTTCAGCTGCGAAGAACGTCGAAAAAGGCACTCCTAAGTGGGCATGGAGTCAACTGAACAAAATTCCCGGTTTCAGCGAGGGCGACAAGTCATACGCCGACTACCAGAAACGGTACAAGGCCGCACAGGAAAACAACAAGTTCCTCGGAATCAAGAACTCCACATGGGAACACAACCTGAATCCGCTGAACTGGCCATCAATGGCCGTGGGTGCCGCGAAAACCGGAATGAACAAACTCGGAAGCCTTCGAAAGAAAGCCGACGAGCAGGGGTTCGCAGGTAATACCGGTTCCGCGCAAGCTTCGATGAGCTCCGGCCAACGCGATGCCGGAGTCAAGGCTTGGAACGGCATCAAAGGCGCGTTCTCCGAGGCAGGGCAGGCACAGGCTGACAATACGGCAGCGCAGGTCAAAGCCCAGCAGGACACTCTGGCCGGCATCAAGAAGGCATGGGGCGACGCCGGCGATTGGATCAACACCAATTGGTGCGACCTGATGGTCAAGATTCAATCGAAGTTCGACGGCGCGGCCCAGTGGGTCGAGGACCGTTGGAACGGTGTCAAGGACTGGTTCGGGACCACAGGTCAGAAGATCGGCGACTTCTTCTCCGGTATTCCATCGGCGATTGGTGGATGGTTTGATTCGGCGGG